TTAGGATCTTTTAGCGGATCTTTTAACTCAGTTTCCATTTCTTGATCTTCTACACCAGCATATCTATCTTTTTTAACTATATTAACAATGTAGTTAATAGCTGTTCTTGCTTCTTCTGAATCTGGTATATTTAAAATTTTTAATATTTCATCAGCATTTTTACCCTGTAAAGCTAATTTTTGTAAATTTATTAAAGCTCCTTCTTCGTAAACTTTTTGTGTAGAATTTATAGTCTTATTTAAAATATTATTAGCGACTGTTGTAAACTTATCCATATTATTATTTATCTAATTAAAAGAAGTTTTGTAGATAATCTATTAAAGTAATCTCTATTTAAAAAAGTTAAATCATACCTTTTTGTAAATTTCTTAATATTACTAAAAGTAAATTTACCGATATCTAATGAATTAACTTTATTAATCATAGAATTAATAGTAGTTTGAGCTTTACCATCATCTTTTTCTATTAAATGGTTAAGATATTCTATAGAGTACTTACTTATGTAAAATTTAACCGGTAATAACTTTTCAATTTTTCTTAATATAGATGTTAAAGCTAAAAGTATTTCATTTTCTTTAAAATATTTCATTAACTCACAGTCTTCTAATTGAGTATTATTAAAGTAAATTATAGATTTACCTTTTTTTTCTAAAACTCTTTCACAAATTTCAAAAATAATTTGATGAAAAAAGAATTTTTTAACATTTGTATTGGTTAAACTATTATTTAAAAGATTAAATTCATATAATGCATCTATAATTCGATATTGTATTGTATCGGTAAAAAGTTCATTAAAATCAATAATTTTTAAATCATAGTTTTCTATACATATATCAGCCATCATTATTATCATTATAGTACTGTTCCAATAATTGTTTAGGCGGTTTACCTATTCTACAATTTATAATACCATTATAATAATTTTCGTTTAAAAGTACATCTTTATCAAACTGCATTTTTGCTTCAAAATATGATAGTTCAAATTTATTATTGCAGAATTTTATAATTTTAAAAAGAAATTTATCTAACCCTAAGGTACCCATATCTATTTTAAGAGAGTCACTACTACCAACATATGTTTTCCAATCACTTTCTTTAAAATCAATTCGACGTCTTTTTTTACCTTTTAATGGTAAGCGTCTTATTTTACGCTTCATTTGCTTTTTACCAATATATTTTTTACCATTGGTAAGGTTAGTTATTTCGTATATAAACCCAAACGCATCTTCAGGTACAGGTCCATATACTTTCCAATGACCGGTATCCATAGATACTACATTGCTGCAACCATGGCTTTTGCCGCAGCTGAAACGGTAGTATATGTCCAATCACTACCATAATTACTATCACTTAATGAAGGTATTTCCAAAATTTCTTCACAACAACTTAATTTAACCTTTACCTTTTTCATATTAGGTAGATCAATTATTCTGTTAATTGTAAAAGCTGATACGGTTTCAGTAACCGCAGCTTGTTTAGTTATAGTAGTAGAAGAATCAAGATTTACATTTAAACTCATAGAATTATTTATTACTTCTTTTTATGTTTTCTACGTTTTTTCTTTTTACCTATACTACCTCTTCTGGTTTGTATAGCTCCTAAAGCTTTAGGCTTTCTATAATCGCCTGGAGCGTATGCATCTGTACCGGGTGTACCACTAACGGTCATGCCATAGCCTGCAGCAGCAGTAGGTCCTAATACACCTCCACCTATAGTATTTTCATCTTCATCTTCTATTTTTTTTCTACCTTCTTTTTTAGATGATTCTTTCTTCTTGTCTTTATGAACTCGAGTTTTGGAACCCATAAATCCTTGACTATTTTTTCTCACGTTTAAGGATTTTTTAAAAGCTTTTTCAAACAAAGTTGTTTTTTTCATAATAGTATTTATAATTATATAGTGAATTTACTCGATCAATATATAAGTGAAATAGAAAAAGACTTGCAAATAAATGAATTCAATTTAAAAGAATCTTCATTAAAAACACCTGCTAGGAAACATTACTGGGTTTCTAAATTAATATACCATAAAAGAAATTTGCTTAAGTTAGAAAAGGAGAGAGAAATATTAAAAAGGCAGATAACTAAAAAAATTATAGAAGAGAGCCCGGTTAAGGTTACTATTCCTGTAGCTGAAAGGGCTACTGTATCACATGAAAAAATAGTTAAAATTAAAAATGATATTGACGAAGAAAAATTAATAGTAGAATTTTTAGAAAAAACTGAAAAAGTATTTACTAGTGTAGGTTTTGATATAAAAAATATTATTGATATAATGAAAATGGAACAAATGTAATGAAATTTGAATTAGCTAATGATAAAATTAGATTAATCTTTGATGGTTTAGATAATATAAGAGAGTATTTTAGCGTTAAAGATGACACTGCTCGTTTTAGATTGAAAGGTAGAGCAAGATTTTTTGCAAATTCTCGAATATACTGTATTACACCTACCGGATTATTTGAACCAGGATTATTTTTCGATATTTTAACTTATATAAAAAGGGAGTTTCCTAATGAAGAAATAGAATTAGGGGTAGGGATTTTTGATATAGTTAAGCCTATGTATAAAGATATTAATGCATATGATAATTTAAAGTATAATTTAAGAGATTATCAACTTACATCGGTAAAAGAAGCATTAAAATTTGGTAGAGGTATAATAAAATTAGGTACCGGCGGAGGTAAAACTTTAACTATAGCATCATTACTAATGAGTTTATATTCTAATAATACAAAAATTAAAATATTAATAATAGTACCGGATCTTGGATTAGTAAGTCAGACATATAATGATTTTGAAGATTATAATGTATTATTTAAATTTACTAAATGGACTGGTAAAATTAAACCTGATTTGACTGCTAATTGTATCATAGCAAATAGAGGTATATTGCAAAGTCAATTTGAAAGTAATGATTGGATTAAAAATGTTGATGTTTTAGTAGTTGATGAATGTCATACAATTAAAAAATCAAATAAAATAAGTAAGATGGTTGGTAAAATAACCACAAATAATAAATTTGGCCTTACCGGTACTTTACCTGATAATAAGCCAGATGAATGGAATATATTAGGTAAATTAGGAAAGGTAATTTATGATAAAGATAGTTATGAACTTAGGTTAGAGAGCTATTTAACTAACGTAGACATTAAAATAATAGACGTTAACTATAAAGATAAGCCTTTATATGTTTCAGGTAGTAATAATTTTAAAACAGAATTAGATTTTATTTATAATAGTGAATTTCGTAATAATGTAATAGGTAATATTTCTAAAAAATTTAATAATAATTCTTTAATATTGGTAAACCA